GTGCAAATCAAGTAATTACCACTATGTATTAACCTGTCATCATTACAAGCTATACATAAGTCACTTGAAGGTATGTACTTTACCTGGTCGTTCTCTATTCGCTCCAGGTAAGGTCCACCTCTTACTATTTCAACATATCCCATTACTCACCCCCTTTGCCTGACTCAGAATCATCTGGCCAATACCAAGTGCCTGCAGCTGTGAGTTTTGCCCACTTAGCATCACACTGATCTTCTTTAGGTGCACTGCATACATAACCTGCGTATGGCTTCTTAGTGGCTTTGGCAACGCCTTCCTTCTTTATCATATCGCCGTGCCTACAAGTAAAACCAACAGCGACCACTTCACCAATTTGCGCAACGCTTTCACCAACAGACCACATAACAGGTACAGAACCATCGCTACTATCTTTAGATTGTGAGTCCACAAGATGTAACGCCATCTCCATCGCAGCTGATTTAGATCCTGGTGCGCCATATTTTGGCTTGAACTCTTTTTCATTTACGGATGCCATTTCTTCTCTGCTTGGACGTTTGCCTTTAGCTGAGAGACCCGCATTTGAAATCGCTCTACCAATTGCGCTTGTTTCGCAGTTAGGTAAAGCAAAATTCGCATTAACGCCACGATCACTAACAGTCTCGCTTGCAAGCCCCGAAGCGTACGCTTTGAGATCATTTTCCGTTCTGAATAATTTACAAATAACAATGAATCGAGACTGGCTGGCCTCGATAATCTCTGTTTCCAATCTTCCATCTGGGAACTCCTTCCACCACTTGTGTAATCTTTCATCCACTGTTTCATATTGACTTAGATCAAAAGCCATCATTCACCAACTCTCCATTCAAACTGATCGTCTTTCTCTGCTTCAATACACATTTTGTAGATTGCCATATATGCACAGATGTCCACGATACTGTCTTCGTGTCCAGGACTCTCGGCCAACCTCGAAATCTTTTGTAAGATATTGATGATTGGTATGTCGTGAGCTGAGAGTGGATAGTCAATGTATGCACTAACTGACTTTGCGATCCTGTCCATATTGTAAATTGCGTGGCCATAGACAACCCCACGTTCGTGGACAAGTGCTGTTGCATTATTAAACAGCTTCTCAGTTGATGTCGGCATCAGTTTTATTCTGAATCATCCGGCGGTGCATATCCCAGCCATCTTTACGGCCTCGCCAGTAGTGTGTTTGCTTTGCATTTTGTAATACACCGTAAGCCCAGATGCTTGCAACCATAATTGCAACCCATAACAGGCCAGCTTCTTGTAGTGTCATATAGCCCTATCTATGCTCACATACTTTGTGGCATGGCAATAGTGTTGCACCTGTGTATGACTTTGTGGATTATTTAGGGCGTAGTTTGTATAACGTTTAGGTAACGATGTTACCCGTAATACCGCCCTAGAGCTGTAAATGAGCCATCCTTAGGATCTATAGGCACTAACGTAGGTGTTAGCGTCTTTCCTGTGGCTTCTAGTATAGCAAAGCCATTCTGCCAATTAGCGCTTCCATAGCGTATATAAGAGGCTTTTTTTCTATCCATAAGGTTTCCTACCTCTACCCCATATAAGGTCCTGTAATAGCCGTTTACGCCCTCTGAATAGGCACTCATACCAAGCCTGTGACTGTGCCCCGCCAAAACTGATTTTCCAAACTTCTTACTAAGATTCAGCGCCGTAATTCCAGCGTGCTGACTCATATTGCCTTCATCGCCGTGGCATAAAACCCACCCAGGGTAAAACTCATAAGCCTTTTTGTGGTACGTCATACCCATCTCAGCGAACGACATAAACGCTGGGTATTGTAATTCAGGTAAATTAATTAAACCAGGTACTTTTAATAAAGTGTTATATAGGCGATCAGTATGATTACTACGGATAATATGACATTCTTTGCTGTACTCACTAAGATCCCAAAGTATTTGCTTACACAACTCACGATCTGCGTGTAAATCTTCTGAGTAAGCCAAAGGTGTTTGGTCACTCCATTTACTAATACTCTGAAAATCAATTTCATCGCCGACCACCAATACAGAATCAAATCGCTCACGCTTTGCCAGCTTTGTTATGTTCTTGATGGCAGAGTCCAGTTGATAAGGCACCTGCATATCTGAAATTACGAGCCAACGTTTCATTCATCCTCTTCGAAGTCATCAAGTGGATTTTTAATAGGATCTGTAGTATCTACAATCCAGTCCGGATAACTTGACCTATCCATCGCAAACGCTAGAGCTGTGCCTTCATCCATTCCTGACTTACGGCAAGCCATATAAACCTCATTAGCTGCAATTGCCCAGAAGTCTAATTTTGTAAGTACAGGCTCTTTAGTAGTTCTGCGCCTACGTGCAACCTTCTTCTTTGGTTTGCGTTTAGTAGCCATATTAAAATTATGACTTACTAATCAAGACAAATAGATCATCGACACGCTTTTCTAACCTATCAATTGAGTCGCGCAAACTTGAGCCCCCATTGCTTTTAAGCTCGGATAAGTAGGATTTAATAACCCAACGCAGACCCACTAATAAACTTGTTAGTATGGCGCATACGCCAACGCCTAAACCAACCCAGTCGTTTGGTGTCATTTCTTTGGAGTTGCATAGCCAAATACTCCGGCCAATACTGCCCACAGGACTGCACGATAGTCAGCTGCAAAGTTAGATGCTGCCCAAGCTGATAAAAATGCACCAGCTGTTAGTACATAAGGATTTTTCATATTCATATTTTGCCTCCGATTAGTGGGATGTTGAACGGTTTACCATCAAGATCACCAGATGGTGAAAAACTAATATGGATGTGATGCGTATGAGAATTTAAGCCGCTATATTTTCGCCACGCCCATCGTTTCTTTGGTGATGCAATTTTGCCCATGTGTATTATATAAGCGATACGCGGATCGGATTTTGCGCACTGTCTGATTTGGTCAGCAAGATACACTGATAATCCTTTTTGCTTAGAAAGATCAGCATCGCAATCAAAGGCTCTGATAACGTTTGGTGGTTTGCTACTTGCATCTGGATTGTGATCTGACGGTTTAAGGGCATGACGAGCATCCCCCAAAACCCCATCCGAATGGCGGTCTCTATCGGGGAACCACTCATCGATCTGGTTCCTTAATTGAACGCCTGCTTTACTCAGCCAGGGGCTTGACATCGTGATCCTTGTTAGTGCATTCCCATTTAGCAACCTTGGCATTTAATACTGCTTCTGTGTGGCATTTAGGAGTTATAAATATATCTTCTAAAGGTAAATATTTATAACCTATGCCTGCGTAATTACCTCTAATTTTTCCGTTGTATGAAGTTCGCTTACAGGTCTGACCTCTAAAATTATTATACCAAGTTTCAGGATCTAATCCTTCAATAGTTTCAGTTTCATCGATACCTGTAATTACTTCAGTAACAACGTTGTTTTCATCTAAAAATGCGTAATGCGCCATTATGACCAACTCACATTTCCTGTGCCAGCCGAAAAAGTGTAGATTTTATATCCACCACTAGTTGTATTTGATGAAGTCAAACCGCCACCAACGCTAATTGAAATTGAATCTGGAAACTTTATTATAACAATTCCTGAGCCACCATTCATACCATTAACTGCGCCATCAAATCCGCCACCACCGCCGCCGCCTGTGTTAGCAGTTCCGTTAGTACCACTAGAACTTGTACCGCCATTACCACCACCGCCTGTGCCACCTGCACCACCCTGCCCATCATAACCTTCTCCACCACCGCCACCTGCATAATAAACTGATGATCCAGTAATTGAATATGCTTTACCTATGCCGCCAGCACCACCATCTCCACTTTGATTTTGTGCAGAATTAGTACCAACTCCACCTGCACCGCCGCCGCCGCCGCCAGTATATTTAGCACCACTACCACGCCAGCCTGAACCGCCATTATTACCAAAACCAGTTAAACCACCTGAATTACCTTGTGTAGCAGTACCACCAGCTAATGATGAATTACTACCACTACCCATACCGCCACCACCAGCAGAACCTCCATCATTACCAACTAAACCACCAAATGCTCCACCTCCACCACCACCTAAAGCAGTTGCTGTGTCAAATACAGAGTTAGATCCATTACCACCACGACTTGGGTTAGTTGTTGCGCCTGCACCACCACCACCAACTGTTACGGTGTAAGATTGTTTATTTAGGGTTATGCCTGTGCCATATAACAAACCACCTGCACCACCACCACCACCATATTCTTTACCACCACCTGCACCGCCAGCAACAACTAAAATTTCAGCAGAAAAAGTGGCTGGAGCAGGAGTGTTAATTAAACCTGCAACTATATTACCAATCATTATGCAATTGCTCCTACTACATACCAAGCATCTGTTCCAGTTTTCAAACACACGGCTGACTTATATTGTGCAAGTGTTGGAGATGCCGCAGTACCACCAGCTGATAATACTGTTGTAGTACCAGGTGTAACTGCGCTAATTGTGCAAGTGCCTGCACCGATATTTAATACCGTAAGTGCTGTGCCTATTGGGAATGCTACTGATGCGTTAGTAGGAATCTTAAATGCAATAGCGGTTGCCTTATTCATTAACTGTAATACCTGATATTGATCTGCAGATACAGCTGTATAATCTGCTGTGTTAGCAGTGCCTACTGTAAATGATGTAAGTCCGTTAAACATACCGGATGTAAGTACATCACCGGTTACTGCTGGAAATCCTGTGGCCATTATTGCTCCTTAATAAGATAAGACGTTTTGTCCTAAGACACCGTAATCTACGTTGCCTATTATAAACCCATCTATGACAGGTTCTAGTGTTGTAAAGGTAGTTTTCCAACTATTCGGGGTAATGTTCATCGCTACTCCGAAAATCTGCAGGGTCTTATCCAGGGTAGATCCGCCTGGCTGTGTGGTGATTACTGTGATTGGATCAAAGAAGTCTAGGTCTAAAGCGGCAATAGTGCCTGCGGTGTAGTCAGCCGTGTATAGATCAAGCTCTATATAATCGCATCGAACCGAGGTTTCAGCCCTTGAAGCGGTGTAAGCCAGGGCATAATCTAGGGCTACCGCATCAGTCTGCATAAGTAAGTTATCTAGGAAATATGAGTGTAAGAAGTATTTATCTATAGAAGGCTGATTAGTAGCCACCTGAGCAGTGCCGCCTAATCTAGTTATTGTAGATTTATTAAATATGAGCGTATCGTCTAACTTCCATATAGCATTGGCATATCTAATACCAGCACCATTATCACTAAATAATGTGGGTGTTGCACCAATAGATCCAACAGTTACAGCACGGTCTTGGAAAACAAAATTGCCAGAAGCGTCTACATATACAGCACCATACTCACTATTAGCCACGGTAATTAAAGCCTGTAAAGAAGTTCTATTAGTACCTGGATCGTTTTGTAAAGTCGTTAAACCTGCATCTACATCACGCTGAGTGTTAGGCCAGTCAATTTCATCTAATATCTGGTTAATTCTTGTGCCTGACAAATTGCCAGCGCTAGCACTTGTAACGGTAGAGATCTGAGCATTCTGGGCTAGGCGGTAAGCGTCTACAGCTGTAATGGTTGTATAGGCAACTTCTGTAGCTTCTTTAGGCTGAGAGTTCACGTAAGAAGTAATAAAACCTGAGAAGATTGGATAGGTTACTCCTGAGTAGGTTGCAGTTATCTGCACCTTCTTCATAGGGGTTAATAATTCAAAGTATGGGCTAGAAGGATTCTGTGGGTTAAAGTCACCATTTTGATCTACTATGCGTAAAGTTAAATTACCAGTTTGAAACTCATCGGCTATTGCATTACGGCCTCTAACAGTTTTAATCACATTAACTTGATCTGACACATCAACAATTACAGCTGCAGAATCGGCTAATACGTTTACTCCTAATTGACCAATATCAATTTGCATAGCCTGGGCAAATGCTGGGCCAGTAGAAAAGTTAATAATTGCATTTATTACAGGTACAGCCATTAGAATCCTACGTCTAATGCACCAGCAGGAGTTAATCCTCGTCCTTGACGTTTAAGGGCCAAGACTACATCTTGTACAGTTAGCACTAGATCTTGTTGTGATAGTACAGATCCAGCATTATTTACTATAACCTGTGAATTATCAATAATGGTAGTGCCAGCAGTTGATGGTACGGATGCTGTGTTACCTGATGCGTATGGATTGTAATCTTCAAAATATTTGTTAGGTATTGTAGCCATCTTACCCGCAACATTTACACCTGATGAAGATATATTTCCTAGTGCTACGGCAGCAGAATTAGCGGCCAAGGCTAAAGCATCAGCAGCAGCTTTTGCATTTAACTCAGCATTGTATTTCTTAGCCAAAGCCTCGTTATTGTCTAAAATTGCTATCTGGGCTTTAATGCGTGATTTAGTTTCTTCATCGGTAGCAGCATTAAGGGCAGTCATTAAGCCTATGCGTTCTAGGTCAAACTTATCTTTAAGTTTATCTAACTCTGTTTTTTGCTTTAATGTATCAAGTTCAAACTTTTTATATTTATTTAATTCTGCTTGAATTTTGCCTTCTAATACCCTAGCAGCTAATCGTCTTTTACCAAGTGATGAGTTTTCTTGATCGCTTAAAGGAGTGTTTTTGCCAATATCATAAGCAACCACTCCAAGAGCACCCATTATAATTTGTTTTTTACCTAAAGTTAATAAAGCAACTAATCCTAATAAAAACTTGCCTACATCACTATCTACTAATGACTTTACTTCACTAATTAAAATAGCCATACCTTTGGCTGTATTTACTATTGCCAATGCAAAACTATTCATAGCATCGCCAGCTTGTTCTATTGAATTATCTTTAGTCAATAGTTGAATAGCATCAATTAATCCTTTGCCAATTACTTCTGTTGCATTTCCAGCTTTAACACGTAACAAATCCATTTTACCTGCATAGGTAGTTAATCTTGCTTGTGCTTGGCCAGCAAATTTTTTATCAAGTTCGGCCATTATCTTATTCATATCGCCACTAGCAATAGTTGATTTATCTAATCCTGTTCCTAGTCTTGATAAGGCGGTAGTAGTTCCTGTTGCGCCTTTGGCTATTGCGTCTACAACACTTTGTAAATCTTTACCTGTGCCTGCGCTGACGTTTAATGCAGTTTGTAAAGC